ACCGATGCTGTCGAGTTAATCAACTTCTTTCCATCCTATTCAAACGTAGTTCTACGCGGCGGGTACTCTAACCACGCCACAGGCATAACTGGTCAGGTTGAGACTTTGATGAACTACTCGACTGGTACGGGTGAGGAGCTGTACGCAATTGCCGGAACACAGATATATGACGTTACTTATGCTGGTGCAGTAGGTGCGCCTGTAAAGGTAGGCTTAACAAACGCTCGATGGGAATTCATCAATGTCACGACTGGCGGCGGTAGCTATCTATACCTAGTCAACGGTGTAGACGCACCTTTGCTATTTGATGGCACTACATGGGCCTCTATTACTGCTGTATCGCCTATCGCTATAACAGGCGTTACAAGTACAACACTAGATAATATTACTCTGTTCAAGAACAGGGTATGGTTTACGCAAAAGAACTCATTAAAGGCTTGGTACTTGCCAACTAATGCAGTCGGTGGAGCAGCTAATGTTCTCGATCTAAGCTCTATTGCTAAGTTTGGCGGTCACATTACAGACGTAGCTACATGGACGATTGACGCTGGATATGGGGTTGATGACAACCTAGTATTTATTACAAGCAATGGCGAGGTCATCGTGTACTCAGGCACAGACCCGGCAAGCTCTGCTACTTGGGCATTGATCGGTGTATGGAAGCTAGGCTCACCAATTGGTGATCGCTGCTTCATGAAGTACGGCGGTGACATTCTAATCCTTACATACGATGGATTAATACCACTTGCAGCCTCACTACAAAGCTCTAGGCTCGATCCGCGCGTTGCGCTGAGTAACAAGATACAGGGAGCGATTACAACAGCCACAACGCGCTATGCAGCCTACTTTGGCTGGCAGATACATTACTCAGCCAAGAATAACGCTGTATGGGTAAATGTACCTGTCGGTGAGGGCAACAATCAAGAACAGTATGTAATGAATACGATTACAAAGTCTTGGTGCAAGTTTCAAGGCTGGGAAGCCAACTGCTGGGAATCGTTCGGAGAGAATCCCTACTTTGGCGGCAATGGCGTTGTCGGCAAGGCTTGGGACTCAACCTATGCAGATAACGGTACAGACATTAATACTAACGTGCTGCAAGCGTTTAACTACTTTGAGCAGCGTGGTGTAAAGAAATACTTTACTAGAGCTAGACCTTCTATATTTACGGACGGACTGCCTTCTATCCTAGTCTCAATGAACATTGACTACGATATATCTGATCCTACAGCAGCACTGTCTTTTTCTCCTAGCTCGTATGGGCTATGGGATACAGGAATATGGGATACAGGAATATGGGGACAAGGACTGATGATTACTAGTAACTTTCAAGGAGTTACAGGGATAGGGTATTGCGGCGGTATACACCTTAGAAGCGCATCTCAGGGCCTGCAACTTGAATGGGCGGCAACTGACGTAGTTTATCAAACTGGATGGGCTGGCATATAGTACAAGGCGATTCTGTTGGTGTATGGGTAGCAGAACAGACCACAGGATCGTATCATTGCAATTCATCAGCTATAGGGCTGGAACGAGAAGGACAGATAGTTGCAGGGGTGATCTATGAGAGCTTTATGGACACCACCATTACCTGTCATATTGCAGTAGCAGGGCGAATGAATAAGACATTCATAGCTGCGATATTTAACTATCCGTTTATAGTATGTAACGTAGAGAAAATAGTAGTACCGATCACTGAAGAGAACGATAAAAGCATTAAGCTAGTAAAGAATATGGGCTTCACTGAAGAGGCTAGAATAAAGAGAAGTAACGGTGATATGATATTTTTTACGCTGTTGAAAGATAAATGTAAATTTTTAGGAGGCAAGTATGGGTAAGAAAGCACCAGCACCACCACCAGTACCAGACTATGCTGGCGCTGCTCAACAACAGGGCGCGGCTAATATAGAGGCAGCTAGGGCTACAGCAAAGTTAGGCAATCCTAACATCTACGGGCCATTAGGCAGTCAGACTATTAGCTACGAGGGTGATATACCTACTGTTCGTCAGAGTCTAACACCAGATGCACAAGCTACCTTAAATGCTCAACAAGGCGTAGAAAGATCACTTGCAGAGCTAGGTCAGCAAGGTGTTGCACAAGCTAAAACCATACTAGGTACGCCGTTTAACCCTAACCTGCCGGGTATTGATACAAGCATAGCAGAGTCAGTTTCACCAGTTAATCAAGCTGCATACAATGCTGGAAGCGCACAGAGGTCTGTAGCTGGCCCTACTTTTCAGCAAGGTATAAATACACCTATTCCTGTCAATCAAACAGCATTTACCGCAGGCAATGCACAAGGGTATGTTACTGGCCCTAATCTACGGCAAGGTATTGATACGTCAGGAATAGCAGCAATGCCTGTAAACGCTGGTATGACAGGCCAGCAAGCAATTATGTCTAGGCTACAGCCTCAGTTAACACAGAATGAGAATGCAACAAGGCAGCGTCTTGCAAATCAAGGTCTAGTCACTGGTGGCGAGGCTTACAACAATGAAATGCGTACTATGGGCCAGAACAGAAATGACTTAGAGCTACAGGCCGCTGCACAAGGTATTAATCTTGATGCAATGATGAATCAGCAAGGTTTTGGACAGGCTCAGGCTCAAGGTCAGTTTGGTAATGAAGCTCAACTAGCTCAATTTAATGCTGGATTGCAGAATGCTGGATTAGGAAACGCTGCGCTTCAACAGAATTATCAAAACCAAATAGCCGGGCAAGCTGCTCAGAATGCAGCCATTGCTCAAAACTACAACCAGCAGTTAGGTATGGCTCAATTTGGTAATGAAGCGCAGCAATCACAGTTTAACGCTGCTTTGCAGAATGCTGGCATGAGTAACACTGCGCTCCAGCAAGACTATCAAAACCAATTAGCTGCACAGACTGCTCAAAACGCTGCTATTGCACAAAACTTTAACCAGCAACTAGGTATGGCTCAGTTTGGCAATACAGCACAGCAACAGAGTTTAGATCAGCAACTTGCACTGCGTAACCAGCCATTAAACCAGATCACGGGCTTAATGAGTGGATCACAGATACAGATGCCGCAGTTTCAAGGCTATCAAGGCGCTAATATTGCGGCTGCTCCGATCTATCAAGGCGTACAAGATACGTTTCAAGGTCAGATGGATCAGTACGCACTCAAGCAACAATCTAAAAATGCTGGAATGGGCGGCTTAATGAGTCTTGGCGGTTCTCTTGGTGGCGCTGGAATGATGGCATTCTAATGTTAGGATTAGCTTTCTCAGGTGGTAAAGATTCTCTAGCTTGCTGGTATCTATACAAAGCTAAGAACCCTATTGTTTTCTTTGTTAACACTGGAAAAACATATCCTGAGACGATGGCTCTTGTAGAAGAGATTAGAGCAGAAGCGGTCGAATTCATTGAGATTAATGTAGATCAACAAGCTCAGATTGACGCTAATGGCATACCTAGTGACATTGTGCCAATAAACAACACATTAGATGGAATGAGTGTTTCTGGTGAGAAACCTGTCCTTATACAAAGTTACTTAAACTGCTGCACTGAGAATATAGCTGTTCCACTTCTTAATGCAGTAAAAGAGAGAGGCATAACTCAGTTAATTAAGGGTCAGCGTAATGATGACTCGTTTAAGAGCGAGTCTAGGCATGGAGTAGTTGTAGACGGCATTGAGTACATACAGCCTATAGAAAAGTGGACTGGCAAACAGGTATTAGACTTTGTGGCAACGCAGCGCGGTCAACTGCCAGAACACTTTAGCTTAAACCATACAAGCCTTGACTGTTATGACTGCACGGGCTTTATGAAGGACTCAGCAGATAGGGTTGAATGGACTAAAGTTAACCATCCAGAACTATATGATAAGTATGCGTTAAACATGAGCAAATTAAAGGGTACAATCATTCCAATCGTTGAGTTAATGAGGTAGTTATGGCAAACAGAATCGTAAATTTTCAGACGCAGCAGCCGGGTGAGATGGCTAATCCACAGGTCGTTGGAGTAGGACAACAAAACCGCATGAAGTTAGCTGAAAGACTTAGGCAGTATGGTCTTGGTGGAGATGAGACTGGTAGTCAGCAACTCTCTGATTCATTTAACCAACAAATGCAGTATGGTGATATGGATCGCTTCAACAGGCCAACAGAAGCATTATCTCCACAGCAGCAACAAGCTGGTCAAATTATGAAAGGCTACAATGCACCCGGTGGCGGTTCACAAGCAGGTTATCAATTAAGCGCGCCTATGTCAGCACAGCGCGGAATGATGGGAGATATGGCAAGGGCTGGTACAGGTATTGGTGACGCAATGAGTGGAATTGGTAAGGGCTTAGGTAAGGGCTTAGGTTCGTTAGGCAAAGGCTTAGGCGGCGCTGTAAAGGGTGCTGGTGGCATTCTTAAAGTATTTTAGGAGAATATATCGTGGGAAGAGATTCTCAAATTGGTAAAGGCCCAGTGCTGGCAAGATTATTAGAGGCTGGACAGGCTTTGCCGGGCAGAGGCCCAGTATTAGCAAAAATGGTGCAAGCAGCAGATAATGATCCAAGAAAAGGCCCGGCACTAGTAAAAATGTTGCAACCAGCAGAACAAGCGCAACCGCAAGTACAAGATACGCAATCACCTCAACAGCAACAAGTTTTTACGCAAGTTCATAAAAACTACAGTGCGCCCGGTGGTGGATTTCAAGCTAATAGCGGATTTCAGATGGGCAGACAAAAACCATTGGCTCAGCTTGGAATGATGAACAATATGTTAAATCCAATGGATGTTAGTGTAGCAAACTTGTGGCATTCTTAAAATAATTTAGAGAGAATACGTCATGGCAGATAACCAATTCATTAACTTCAATTCACAAGATGTTGCCGATATGTATCGGCGTAATCAGTACGCCAGAATGCTACAGGATCAGGCTGCTGCACCAATTGAACGTGCTAGTTATAAAGGTATTGAGGCTGACATACACCCAATGCAAGGCGTTGCAAAGCTAACTGCTGCTTTACTAGCTGGCTATCAACAGAATCGGATGGACAAGTCGTATGCTAGTGAGAAGGCTGCTGCTGAACAGAAGATGGCTGCTGAACAAGAACGGCGCAAGGCAGAGGTTGCTGACTACCAGAAGGGGTTTGAGCCTACAGTTGGTTACGGTGGGCCTACTGCTGCTGGTGTTGGAGACATAGCGCCACAAGGTCAGATGGTTGCTACGCCAAGATCACGCGGAGAGATACTTGCTCAGGCATTGCGTGGAGCAGGAAGCGACAATCCACAGATAGCTAACATTGGTCGTATGCAGTACGAGCAGCAAAATGCTATGGCGCAGGATGAGAATAGGGCTGCTGAGAGGGCGCAAACAAGAGAAGATATGCTAGCTGGTAGAGAGCAAACACAGCAAAACTACGAAGGCGCACAAGCACAAGCGCAACGTATTGGAGACAGAGCATACGGACTTCAGCTAGAGAAGTTGAGACAAGAGAAAACGGCTGCACCTAAACCTCTTACCGAATATCAAGGCAAGAGTCTTGGTTTTGGACTAAGAGCAGAAGATGCAAATTCAATTCTGGGGAAAATAGGCACGAACTATAGTCCTATATCTA